GCGCTGGCGTGTTGGTGGTGAACTATGTTGTGCGTAACTCCGACGGCACAATGTACCAAACATCTTCACAGGTCTAATTGGTCTCGGGGCTTCGGCCCCTGTTTTAAAGGAGATTGATTATGATGCAAACGGACGTAAAACAAGGGCATCTAAACCAAAGTGGTTTTTTTGTTCTTGGGCGAAACCGCGTTAAAGGCATTTCGTTTTTTGGTAGTGGTACGGATGGCACTGTCGTGTTGTTTGATACTGCTTCTGTTCCAGTAACTTCTAGCGTAACTTATGCTCGTACAGGCACGGCTGTGACGGTAACTAAAGTTGCTCACGGTTTAATAACTGGCGATGTTGTTGGTATTCACTTTGACAGCAATGCAAGTCAATCAGCAACTGATGGTAACTACACCATTACTCGCACGGGCGCAGATACCTTTACGTTGACGGACATTAACAGTGGAAACATAACTTCTACTGCGGCTGCGTATGTAAGTGGTGGCGGTCGCTGGTTGATGACGTATGAGATTGATGCTACTGATACTTTTAGCAATGCCCCCATCATTCCGGGTGAGGGCGTGTTGGCAGTCAACGGTATTTATGCGCTTATGACCAACATTGATTCAACACAAATTTATTATGGCTGAAGCAAAACAAACAGTTCTGGCGGGGCGTAAGCTGTTTATCGGCATCCCCGCGTATGACGGCAAGATCAACATCAAACTTGCGTACAATCTTGCGGCGTTAATGCCCAAGGCGTTGCAGTTTGGTGTTTCCGTCAAACTTGGCGACGTGTCCGGATGCTCAATCATCACCATGGCTAGAAACCAATTGGTGCACGAGTTTCTCAAGACCGATGCCACAGAACTGTTGTTCATTGATTCTGATGTGATTGCCACAGCAGATGACGTCTTACGTTTGATGGCCCAGAGTGGTGACAAAGACATCACTGCTGGCGCTTATCCACGTAGATCAAAAGACAAAAACTTTTTCGCCGATTTGTATTTCGACGAGAACAAAGACCTAGAGTTTGATGGCTCTCTCATGCGCCTTGAGCGTGTGGGCACAGGCTTTATGTTGATCCAACGCCACGTTATTGAAGCGATGGTTGCCGCACACCCCGAGTGGTTCTATGACTTTAAGGGCGAACAAGTGTGTGGTGTGTTTGATTTCCAAAATCGCGATGGTCGCTACCTCGGTGAAGACTATCTGTTCTGTGACCGCGCACGCGAGCACGGATTTAAAATTCACATTGACGTGGACATTAGCTTGCCCCACGTTGGTACAGAAGCATTTGAAAACAACTTTAGAGAAGAAGTTGTACTCCCGCTTCTGGACATGATTCGTCAATCCAAACTGAAAGTCGTAAATGGCTAAGACCGCAGCATGGACAAGGAAAGAAGGCAAGAATCCCAAGGGCGGCTTGAACGCCAAGGGACGAGCCTCCGCGAAAAAGCAAGGCATGAATTTGAAACCGCCCCAGCCCGAAGGCGGCTCCCGGCGCGACTCTTTTTGTGCGAGGATGGAAGGGATGAAAAAGAAATTGACATCCGCCAAAACCGCCAAAGACCCAGACTCACGCATAAATAAATCATTACGTGCATGGAATTGCTGATATGGACTTGATGGTTTGGAACGTCATTCTCTCGTTTGCCTCAACACTGCTGGTGTTCTGGGTAAAGGTGTCGCACGACGAAGTAAAGCGCTTGAGTATTCTCTTGAGTAAGACTCGGGAAGAAAACGCTGAAAAGTTTGTGACCAAGTCTGATGTACACAACGACATCAACCGAGTGTTAGCACGTCTTGACCGACTAGAGAGCAAGATTGATGACTTTATGAAGGAGCATCGCAGTGCCCTCAGTTAGTAAAAAGCAACATAATTTCATGGCGGCGGTGGCTAACAACCCAGCGTTTGCTAAGAAAGCAGGCGTTCCACAGTCCGTGGGCAAAGAATTTAACCAAGCGGACAAGGGCCGCAAATTTTCAAAAGGTGGCGACATGAAACACAAAGACGTGAAGATGGACAAAAAGATGATGCAGAAGGCCGTGAATAAACACGAAGGCCGTTTGCACAAGGGTCAGCCAATGACTAAGTTGGCTACGGGTGGTTTCACTCGCGCCGCTGATGGTATTGCTACAAAAGGCAAAACCAAGGCTAAACAAATTAAGATGGCCGGTGGCGGCTACTCTTGCTAAGGAGCAATCATGGCTAAAAAACCTATGAAGTTCAAACGCTACGAAGGTGGCGGTGAAGTTGAAGAATCCGCAGCCAAACAACGCGGGTTGGATATATCCAATAAAGAAAAGCCTGTTGGCTTCTTTGAGCGTATTCGTATGGGCAACATCGATGACCCTTCTTCTGAAGCGTACAAGCGCTTTGGTGCCGGTCGTGGCCGTGCCGCCCCTGCCGCCGAGGAAGATCGTCCCCGCCCCGTGCCCCGTCCTCCCGCAAAACCAAACCCCATTTTTGCCGCTAGTGAAGAGCAAGGTAAGCGTCAGCCTTCTGGCGATGCAAGCGTAGCGGAAGACTATTCAGGCGCACGCACTAAGCCGATTATCACTACTGCGGAAAAGAAACCTGCCGCATCTAAACCTGCGTCAAAACCCGCTGAGGCAAAGCCAAAAATGGAAGCGGTCAGTAAGTCATCGTATGACGGCCCATTGCGCGGTATGCGTAGCGATATGCGTTCTTCAGGCGTAGACAAGCGTGGTGAGACTGACATGTCTAACTACAAGCCACGTCGTTCTTCTGGTTCTTCTAGCACGGATGGGCGTGGTGAGACTGATATGTCTAACTACAAGCCACGTCGTTCTTCTGGTTCTTCTAGCGCGGATACACGTGGTGAGACAGACATGTCTAATTACAAACCCCGCCGTTCTTCTGGCTCCTCAAGCACGGATGGGCGCGGTGAGACTGATATGTCTAACTACAAACCCCGCCGTTCTTCTGACGCTCCTGACATGTCTAACTACACTCCCCGCCGTACTCCCGGCCCTTTGAGTGACGTTCGTCGCCCCGGCACTAACGTCAATTACGAAAACGACGATACGTCTGATATGTCGTTTAGAAAAGGCGGTAAAGTTAAAAAGTACGCTTCCGGCGGTATGGTATCTGCCGCATCTAAACGCGCCGATGGTATTGCCTCCAAAGGCAAGACACGTTGCAAGATTTGCTAAGGAATAACATGGCTGACATTGAATATAAAACCCCACAAGACGTAGCCGACGAAAAGGCGCGTGCGAAAGCCGACAAAGCCTATAACAAAGCTATGCCTGAGCCAGATACCACGACCGGTAAACTTAAAGGTCAGTCAATCATGGACAGCATTAGGAAGTACTCTCCTAACCAAGCCGCAGAAATTGATGAGTCCGAAGCAAAAACCAAAAAGTATGGTGAGACTGCTGCTAAAGACTTCAAAGAAGGAAAGTATGGCTCCGCTGCATTAAACACCGCCAAAGGTTTGGGTTCTGCCGCCGACACTCTGTTGGTTAAAGGCCCAAAAGCAGCGGCGTTTGCTGCACGCAATCGCATTGTAGATGGCGAGAAAAAAGCGTCTGGCGGTATGATTGGAAAGAAGTTTTCCAAAGGCGGTTCAATTTCGTCTGCCGCTAAACGCGGTGATGGTATTGCCAAAAAGGGCCACACCCGTGGCAGGATGGTCTAACATGTTGGCCAGTCGCGGCATGGGTGCCATGAACCCCTCTAAAATACCAAAAGGTATTGTGAAGAAGCGTCGTGATAACACGGACTTCTTGGAGAACGGCAAGCGCAAACCGCGCCGCGACAACACTGACTTCACCGAGTACGCCGAAGGCGGTAAAGTGAATGAGGCAGGTAACTACACCAAGCCCGGTCTTCGCAAGAGGATTGTGTCGCAGGTAAAAGCCGCAGCAACTCATGGCACCGGTGCCGGTCAGTGGTCAGCACGTAAAGCACAACTTGTTGCAAAGAAGTACAAAGAAGCCGGTGGAGGGTATAGAGATTGAAAGCACCGCAAAAATCGCTAAAAGATTGGGGTGACCAGAAGTGGCGCACCAAGTCTGGAAAGCCGTCGAGTAAGACGGGGGAGCGGTATTTGCCTGAAGCTGCAATCAAGTCTCTATCACCAGCGGAGTATGCCGCTACAACCAAAGCCAAACGTGCGGGTAAAGCGGCTGGGAAGCAGTTTGTATCGCAGCCCAAAACAATTGCAAAGAAAACGGCAGGATTTAGATGACCACTAGCGGCTCAACCTTCTTTAACCTTGACTTCACGGAAATCGCTGAAGAGGCGTGGGAACGTGCGGGTCGAGAGATGCGTTCTGGCTACGATTTGCGCACTGCGCGTCGTTCTATGAACCTGATGACCATTGAGTGGCAAAACCGTGGCATTAACATGTGGACGATCGAGGAGGGAACTATCCCCCTCGTACCCGGCCAAAACACGTACGCATTGCCCAACGACACCATTGACTTGTTAGAGCACGTCATCCGTACGGGCGGCAACACAGCGTCTACACAAGCCGATCTCACCATCACACGTATCAGTGTATCTACGTACGCCACTATCCCTAACAAGTTAGCGCCGGGCCGTCCCATTCAGATTTGGGTACAGCGCATGAGTGGCGAGACAAGCCCAACCGGTACGTTCTTGGACGGCACCATTACTTCTACTGCCACAACAATCACAGTGGCGGACGCGTCGAATCTGGCGGGTACAGGATTTATCAAGTTAGACGATGAAATCATCAACTACGGATACATCACAGGGAATACCCTATACAACTGTTTCCGTGGGCAACAGAACACTACGGCAGCGGCGCACACTACGGGCGTAACTGTCTACAACCCCAATGTACCAGCCGTGACGTTGTGGCTCACACCTGATAACTCGCAACAGTACACGCTCGTGTATTACCGCCTACGCCGCATTCAGGATGCGGGGGCTGGTGTAGAGACCGGCGACATGAATTTCCGCTTCCTGCCCGTCGTGGTGGCTGGCTTGGCCTACTATATTGCCATGAAGGTGCCTGAATTGATGCAGCGTCTCCCGATGCTCAAAGAGGCGTATGACACGCAGTTTGACCTTGCCGCAGGTGAAGACCGCGAAAAGGCCGCAATTCGCTTTGTACCCCGTCGTCAGTTCCTTGGAAGTGGTGTGTAATGGGAAATAGATTTGCGTCCGGCAAGATAGCCATTGCGATATGCGATCGCTGTGGCTTCCAATTTCGCCTGCGCAATCTTAAAGAAGAAATTATCAAGACCAAGCGGTTCAACATTTTGGTCTGCCAAGAGTGCTGGGATCCCGACCAGCCGCAGTTACAGTTGGGTATGTACCCAGTGGATGACCCACAGGCCCTACGCAACCCGCGTAGGGATACAACCTATGTAACGTCAGGCATAAACGCCAACGGCAATTTGTCGGGGGGCTCACGGGATATTCAGTGGGGGTGGAACCCTGTTGGGGGCGCAAGATTTTTTGACGTCGATTTAACACCAAACTACTTGGTGGCAACGACATTTGTTGGTACAGTAACGGTCAGTTAAGGAGATCACTATGGCATACACACGATCAGCAGACGGCATCGCCAAAAAAGGCAAAACCGAAGGCACAAACTTGGGCAATAGCGGCCCCGCAGTTGGCATCATGACTGGCGGAAAAGGTCGCTCTGGCGGTGGTAAAACTAACGCAGACATGAAGACTATGGGTCGTAACTTGGCCAAAGTCGCTGCACAAAAGCGAGGTTAATATGGCCACAGTAAACAACAAGCCCGCATCTGCTTACGCCAAACCACACACAATGAGTGGTAAAGGTGTGACTGTTGCCGAGAATCCCGGTAGTGGCCCTAACCACAGCCGCGCTGATACAGTTGACATGAGCGTCGGTAACGTCAGCAAAAATGCTGGTGACAAGCCAACTAAAACGTCAGGCATCATGGTGCGTGGCGGTAAAGCCCAGACCAAAGGCAGAATGGCACGCGGCCCCATGGCCTAAGAGGTAGACATGAACTACACCGAGTTAAAAGCCCAAATCATTGACATCTGCGAAAACAATTTCGAAGAGGTGTCTTTGGCTATGTTCACGCGTCAAGCGGAACAGAAAATTTACAACACGGTGCAGTTGGCTAACTTGCGTAAAAACGTTACAGGCATATTGACAACAGGTAACAAATATCTGTCGTGCCCCGATGACTTTTTATCGCCGTATAGTCTGGCGGTTTACCCATACAACACAACCACTGCTACAGGGACATCTGGGCAAAGCACAATAGTTGTTGCAAGTGCTTCTGGAATAACAGTTGGTCAGGCAGTGTCTGGTGTTGGGATTGCTACTGGCGCGTTAGTACGTGCGATTTCCGGTACAACAATAACTTTAAATATTGTTAACTCCGGTACGGTATCAGGAGCGATTGTTTTTCAAGGCGATTATTTGTACCTGCTAAACAAAGACGTTAACTTTATCCGCGAAGCGTACCCAAATACTTCAGCAACATCACAGCCAAAACACTATGCAATTTTTGGCCCAACATCAACCGATGTTAGAGAACTGACGTTTATCGTAGGCCCAACGCCAAACTATAACTACCGCGCAGAGTTGCATTATTTTTATTACCCACCATCAATTGTTGATGCGGGTACTTCATGGCTTGGTGACAACTTTGACAGTGCACTGCTTAATGGTGCATTGATTGAAGCCTTGCGTTTCATGAAGGGTGAAGCGGCTGATACTGCGGTGTATGATAAGTTATACGCACAAGCAATTGGATTGCTCAAAAACTTTGGCGATGGTAAGCAACGTATGGACGCTTATCGTGATGGCCAGTACCGGATGCCTGTGACATGAGTAGCATTGTTCAAACGCAGACAACAAGTTTCAAAGCTGAGTTGTACCAAGGTATCCATGACTTGCTCACGGATCAGATCAAGATTGCGCTCTACACTGCGGGGGCAAACTTAAATGAAGCCACTACCGCATATTCTTCTACAGACGAAGTAACCGGTACAGGATATGTTGCTGGTGGGGTGGTGATGACAGGCGTCACAATCAATACGTCTGGATACACTGTGTATGTAGACTTTGCGGACGTGGTGTTTAGCGCTTCAGTGACCGCACGTTGTGCGTTGATGTACAACGCTACGCAAGGCAACAAATCAATTGCGGTATTAGATTTTGGCGCTGATAAAACTTCCGCTAATTTCACTATCACAATGCCCGCCAACACTGCAACCGCAGCACTTATTAGGAGTTCAAATTGATTGTTACGACAACCAAAGGCGATATGGACGATTCCTTGCTTGAGAAAAAAGAAGGTTTCGTTGATAATGACGACGAGTACACCACGTGGGTGGAGTATTGGTTGGATGGAGAACTTGTCCACCGTTCGGTGCACGTTCAGTTAAAAAAATCCGTGGTTCTTTCAGGTTCCACAGCTTCTTTTGAGTAAGGAAAAATCATGGCAAATACCCAAGCAATGTGCTCATCTTTCTTAGGTGAATTGATGACAGCAACGCACAACTTCACTACAAGTACAGGCAACACTTTCAAAGCCGCTTTGTATTTGGCTTCTGCCACAGTGAACGCGTCGACAACCGCGTATAGCACAACGGGCGAAGTGACTGGCACAAACTACACTCCCGGCGGTGTAACAGTGACTAATGGTACGTCGCCTTTGTCTACAAATACATCTGCTACAGCAGGTACAGGCTATTGGACACCCAGCGCCAGTATTACGTACACAAACGTAACATTGACTACTGCGTTTGATGCTGTGTTAATTTATAACTCATCGGCTTCTGACAAGGCTGTTAGCGTTCATACCTTTGGTTCACAGACTGTGACTGCCGGTACGTTCACTTTGACAATGCCTTCAAACACCACATCTACTGCGTTGCTCCGTTTGGCTACAACCTGATCCTCCTGTCTGGGAGGGCAGTAAATGACAACCGCATGGGGCGCAGGGGCGTGGGGTGACAATAGTTGGGGAGGTCAGCAATCTGAACTCTCTGGCGTTGTTGCGTCTGGTGGTGTCGGTTCTGTTACTGCAGAGGCCATATACGAGGTAGCTATTACCGGTGTAGCGGCTACTGGGGCAGTCGGATCAGTTACTGTTGCGGAAAGACAGTTTGTTCTTACGGGCGTATCAGCCATTGGTGTACCGGGGGAGATTTCAATACCCGGACGTGATTCTGGGCTTGAAGGGGTTGGGGCAATAGGCGCGGTTGGTTCCGTTGCCGTTGACTCATCAGAAAGTGAAGACAGTGTTCTTGCGACAGGCTCGGTTGGTACTGTAGGAGTCTCAAAAACTGTCGCAATCTCTGGCGTTGAAGCCACAGGCGCTGTTGCTACAGTTGGTTTTACGTATGGCGCAAATATTGGGGGCAATGAGGCTTCTGGTGTTGTTGGTACTTTGGGGTCTGACAGAACTGTCGCGCTTACAGGAGTTGAAGCCACAGGCGCTGTTGGCACGCTAGAATTTAATTTTCAAGCAACTAGCGTTTTGGCTACGGGCTCTGTTGGCGACGTCGCAATGGGCGAACGTACTGTTGCCTTAACGGGTATAAGTGCTTCAGGACTTATTGGGGATGAAGTTCCAGTCAAAGCAATAGCCATTTCAGGCGTATCCGCCGCTGGCGCCGCAGGCGCGGTGTCTATTGGCGCAAGGTTAGTGGCTGTTACTGGATCACAAGCCATGGGCGAATTAGGAACAATTGGGTTGTCTTACTGGAGTTTAATTGATGACACAGAAGACGCAAACTGGCAAAATATCATCACAGTGTAGATAAGTTCTACGTATAGACAGGAGTTTTAAATGACCACAGGCGCAACGGGACAACTAGGACTTGCTTTACCGGTACAGGGTGAACTCTCTGGTACGTGGGGCGACACAGTTAACAACGGTATTACGCAGTACACAAACATTGCTATTGCGGCTACACTGACGCTAACAAATGATGGCGCGGTAACTCTGGCCAATACAACAGGCGATGCTTCAGCTTCTAACATCACATCCACACTGACTGGTGCAGGTACGGTTACGGCTCAGTTTGCCATCGTGCGGGTCACGGGTACGCTGACTACAGCCAAAGTAATTACGGCTCCAAGTTATAGCAAGACATACACAGTGGTGAATGCGGCTACTGGTGGTATCGTGACGTTCAAAGCGTCTGGTCAGACCGGTGTTTCTGTTGCTGTAGGCGAGTCAGCTTTTGTTTATTACAACGGCACAGACTATGTAAAAGTGGCCTCCACCACTTCAGGCCCCGGTGATGTGGTTGGCCCAGCTTCTGCAACGGCTAACGGTATTGCACTATTTAACAGCACGACTGGCAAGTTAATTAAAGACTCAGCCGCATCTGATGGTTTGATTTATGGTCTGACTGTAGGTCGTGGTGGTGGTGCTGTGTCTACCAATACTGCGGTGGGTGCTAGTGCTTTGGCGGCTAATACAAGTGGTAGTGAAAATACGGCTGTTGGCTATCAGGCGTTGATTAGCGAGACAAGCGCAACAAATAATTCGGCATTTGGTGTGTGGGCCTTGCGCTACAACACCACAGGGTCATCAAACGTAGCCGTTGGTCGTTCGGCACTTGAAGCCAACACCACAGCATCTAACAACACTGCTGTTGGTTATCAGGCTGGGTATAGCTACACCGGCACGGCTGGGCATAACACTTTCATTGGCCGTCAGGCGGGCTATTCGTCTACGACTGCTAACGGCATAACTGCCATTGGTGCGAATGTTTTATTTCAGAACACCACAGGCATAAGCAACGTAGCGGTCGGCGGCACAAATGGAGTGACGCTTGGCGCTGCTCTTGAAAACAACACGACTGGAAGCAACAACACGGCACTTGGCCATGCGGCGCTTCTTTCCAACACCACAGCATCTAACAACACGGCTGTGGGTTATCAGGCGGGGTATACATCAACAGGTCAACGCAACGCTTTCTTTGGCTCTGAGGCGGGGTATGCAAACACGACTGGTGAAAGCAACACATACATTGGTCGCCAAGCAGGTAATTTGATGACCTCTGGTAACAACAATACCATCATTGGGCGCTACAACGGCAACCAAGGTAGCCTAGACATTCGCACAGCAAGCAACTACATCGTGCTGTCTGATGGAGACGGCAACCCACGGATGTATAACAACGCTACGGATTGGTACGATTCCGTTGGCAAACTCAGAGCCGTCCCACAATCAGGCTCTTCCAAGACAAGCTCCTACACACTAGCAACAACTGATGTGGGTGAGTACATCTTGCTTGGCGCAAGCGGTGCGATTGTGATCCCTGATGCTACGTTTGCGGCTGGTGACGTTATCACCATCTTTAACAATACCGCCAGTACAGCAACAATCACTTGCTCAATCACAACGGCGTACATTGCAGGCACATTCACTGACAAAGCCACGATGACCTTGGCGGCGGCAGGTGTAGCAACTGTACTGTTCATCACCAGCACCCTGTGTGTTGTTTCAGGAAATGTGACCTAATATGAGTTCATCACAGCAACTATTGTTAGGCGAAGGCGCAGGCGGCGGCCCAGCCAACTACATTGAAGATGTGTTCTCGACTTGGTTGTACACAGGCACGGGGTCTGCTCAAACAATTACTAATGGCATTGATTTATCTACAAAAGGTGGATTGGTTTGGACAAAGTGCCGAAACAACCCCGGTAGTAACAGATTTAATGATACTGTTAGGGGGGCTACCAATGCTCTTAGATCAAATAGCACTGACGCCTCGACTGTCATAGCAAACGGTCTAACTGCCTTTAATGCTAATGGCTATACTTTAGGCGATGATTCTGGTAACTCAGGGTATAACTTTAGTACTTCATACACCTACGTCTCATGGACATTCCGAGAGCAACCAAAGTTCTTTGATGTTGTGACTTATACGGGTACGGGATTTACTGAGCCTAATATTTCACACAACCTTGGCTCTGTACCGGGTTGCATCATTATTAAACGCACAAATGCCGCAGGAAGTTGGTTTGTATATCACCGGTCAGTAGGCTTAGCAGAGATGTTGATTTTAGATTCAACTGCTGCCGTTACTGGTAATAATATGATAGGTGGAACGCCAACAAGTACAACATTTAAACCCGCTGGAGATGCTGATATTTCTGGCGCAACTTATGTAGCCTACTTATTTGCCCACAACGCAGGAGGCTTTGGTGCGGCTGGTACAGACAATGTGATTTCGTGTGGGTCTTATGTAGGTGATGGAACAACTAGATTAATAAATATTGGCTATGAGCCGCAATGGATATTAATAAAAAACGCAACTAGTGGAGCGGGAGGGTCAGCCAACGATTGGAAAATGATAGACAACATGAGAGGTTTTACTGCCACAGATAATTCATCCGTTCTAGAAGCCAACACAAGTGACGCGGAAGCAAATGACAACCCAATCACAATTGCTTCTCAAGGTTTTAATACCAATAACATGAGGAATACGAGTGAAACTTACATCTACATAGCCATCCGCCGTGGCCTGATGAAAGTGCCTACAAGTGGGACTAGTGTGTTTCAACCTGTTGCATATACTGGTACAAACGTAGATAACAGATTAGTTGATACAGGAATTGTTACTGATGCAATAATTGCACGACAAAGAGCTGACGTGGTAAATACAGTTATCTCCAATCGGTTACAAACCGATTATATGAATTTTACAAATTTGCCTGACGATAATAAATCGTATCTTGACGGACTAGATACTGCCCCCGATGGCAAAGGAAATTCTTTTTCTAGCATGACAGGTTTCTACGTTGGAAATAGTGCAAGTACAAACTTAAACCAAGCATCAACAGCACAACTTGCCTACGCTTTCAGACGCGCTCCATCGTTTATGGATGTTGTTATGTATACAGGAACGGGAGGTGGAGGTCAAACTCTCAACCATAACCTTGGCGTAACACCAGAACTGATTATTTCGAAGCGCAGAAGTGGTGTGTATGACTGGACTGTGTATTCGTCAGCAAGGGGAACATCAAATACATTATTCCTTAACCTGACAAACGCAGAAACGGCATACACAAGTGTAAGTGCGGCAACATCTACGACACTTACTGTTCAAGGTGTTGCGAATGCAAGTAGCGAAACATTTGTAGCCTACCTATTTGCAACTTGTGCGGGTGTTTCTAAAGTAGGCTCATACACAGGTACAGGAACAACGCTACAAATTAACTGTGGTTTTACTGCTGGCGCAAGGTTTGTTTTAATCAAACGCACCGACTCAACTGGCGGCTGGTACTACTGGGATACAGCCCGTGGCATCGTGGCTGGTAATGACCCTTACTTGTTCTTAAACAGTTCAAACGCTGAAGTAACAAACACCGATTACGTTGACACCTACAGCGCAGGGTTTGAGATTAGCTCAACTGCGCCATCCGCCATCAATGCAAGTGGTGGCACATTCATATTCTTAGCAATCGCATAAGGAAAAATCATGCAAATACGAATCAGATCAACAGGTCAAGTGCTACTTCAGCACGAGTGGGAAAAGTGGGTTGCACAGACCTACGCCAAGTCATTGAGTGGCATATCTGAAGAAGCGGTCAATCGCTTTGAGTCAGACATTGTGTTTGAAGGCCCACAAGCCACAGGCGGCACTGTCTACCAATACTCACAGCAAGACGGCGTAGAGCAGATTGACGGCAAGTGGTACACCAAGTACATCCTTGGCCCTGTCTTCACTGGCGATACAGCGGCGGCAGACGAAGCCGCATACAAAGCCCGTAAAGACGCAGAACAAGCCGCAAATGTACGCAGACAGCGTACTGAAATGCTTAAAGATTGCGACTGGGTGGTGACTAAAGCTATAGACCAAAATGCTCAGGACAGCCTTGGCATTCAGATTCCTGTGGTCTGGGTCACGTACCGCCAAGCCCTGCGCGACATCACTGCGCAGTCTGGTTTCCCTTGGACAATCACTTGGCCTACACAGCCTTAAAGGAAAATCATGGATACACAAACACCAGAGCAAATTGCACAGCACTATTCTGCTGCAATGGATTCCGTCAACCTCATCAACGCTGGCCAGCCTAAAGGCATGGAAGCCCAAGAGTGGGCCGACTGCCTTGCCCGTAACAAGGAGCATTTGAATATCATGCTGGCTAAAGACTTCTGGACGACGGAAGACTTAACACCCCTACGTACAGCAGCGGCGTAGCCATGAAAGACTGGGCTGAAGCGTTTATCGTTGCGGCCTTTATCGCCATCTTAGTTGTGTGGGGAACGTTTACCCTTGTGTGGATTTGGGGATGAAATGATTGACATTACCAAAGCAATTGGAGCCGTTGCCGCTACCGTTGCCGCTTTAGGCGGTAGTTACACGCTTGCCGACAAGTTTGGTTGGTTTGACCGCGCAATCATTGAATGGTCGCCAGAGAATTTTAAAATTGTGGCAGAAGCTGGCAAGCCAATCACTGTCACGGTTGCAAGAATAAAGAAGCGGGACGATTGCTCCGTTGAGAGCTTCACCCCAAGCATTCGTGATGCAGCTGGTATGGTTCATGAAGCCACCACTACCGCCAGTAAATTCAGCGGCCCAGCAGGGCCAGAGATTGACACCTTCACTTATGAACTGACAATGGTAGGCAAGGAAAAGGTTACCAGCGGCAAAGCCACCTTGCTGGCAACGATCAAGTACAAATGCCCTGAAGGGGAGCGTGTTGTGCAGTATCCACGCCACGCAAACCTGTCATTCATGTTGAATCAATAACAAGGAATAACTATGTTTGAAATTTTTGGCGGTATTCTAGGCGGTGCATTAGGCGGCATATTTCGTCTAGCGCCAGAAGTTTTAAAATATTTTGATAAGAAGCATGAACGTACACACGAGTTAGCACTTTTCTCCAGGCAATGCGAACTAGAGCAAATGCGTGGCCAAATGAAGCTGGCTGAGATAGGCGCTCAACGAGAAGCCGCCGTAGACGTAGGCGTGATGGATGCCTTTAATTCTGCAATAGAGCAACAAGCTGCAATGGTCAAGTCCGCCGGCGGCTGGGCAGCCAGCCTGTCTGCCTCAGTCAGACCTGTTGTGACGTACTGGATACTCCTAGTTTGGTCGGGCGTACATCTGTGGTTTGGCTGGAACTCGTACCTTGCAGGAGCACCTCCAATGGAGGTTTTTAACATGATGATTTCTCCTGACTTCTCGGCGCTCTTGGCAGGAACAATCAACTATTGGTTTCTTGATCGTACTTTAAAACAAAGAGGTTTATAAATGGCACACGCTAATACTTGTTTAGTTCACGAAGATGGCCCATGCACTTGTGGGTTTGAAGAGATTCTTGAAGATGAGGCGAGAGAAGCCGAACAAGAGCACCTTGAAGAAGAGCAATGAACCTAGAACTCGCCGCAGAACTGTGCAGAAAGTACGAGGGCTATCGGGCCAAGCCGTACCTCTGCCCAGCCAATGTTGCCACGATAGGTTACGGCTCTACCTACTACGCTGACGGTAGGAAGGTCACGTTGCAAGACCCGCCAATGGACGAACCCACGGCAAGAGCTTTGTTGTTGGTGGAACTAGAGCACACCTATTTGCCCGGTGTTTTGCGTAACTGCCCCATCCTTGCAACGGATGTGCGCAAGTGCAATTCCATCGTGGACTTTGCCTACAATTGCGGCGTTGGACGCTTGCAAACAAGCACGTTAAAGAGGAAAATCAACGCCAATGATTGGGAAGGGGCCAAGGAACAACTGATGCTCTGGACTAAAGGTGGCGGCAAGGTTTTGCCGGGCTTGTTAAAACGCCGCACAGCCGAGTGCGCTTTACTGGATTAACCGATGTCGCTTAAGAAAATCATATTCCGCCCGGGGGTCAATCGCGAAAATACGCGCTATGCGTCGGAAACGATGGGTAACCCCAACTCGGCTACAAACGTAGCGGGCGGCTGGTATGAATCTGAGAAGGTGCGATTTCGTTCCGGCAGCCCCGAAAAAATCGGTGGTTGGCAACGTATCTCTGGGGCAACGTTTCAAGGCGTATGCCGTTCTCTGTGGAACTGGGTAACGCTGGGTTTCTTAAACCTTATTGGTGTTGGTACGAACTTAAAGTTTTACATCGAACAAGGCGGGGCGTACTACGACATCACCCCACTGCGCTCGTACACGGAAGCCCCTGTCACCCTCAACAATCCGTTTGATACCACGTCCGGATTGGCGACCATCAATGTAAACGATACTGCTCACGGGCTGACCACTGGGGATGTTGCTACATTTTCGGGGGCCGTTGCAGTGGGCGGTATTCCAGCAGAAGTTATTAACACCAATCACAAAGTAACAGTTGTCGGGGTTGACGACTACACAATTACCGTATCTACCACAGCTACTTCTACTGTGACAGGTGGGGGCGGTGCTTCCGTTTCCGCAACATACACAAAGTTCAATGTTGCGCTGACAAACCCTTTCACTGCAACACTAGGCTCCCCTGTTATCACAGTTACTGATACTGCACACGGGGGTGTGACGGGCGACTTTGTAACCTTCAGTGGTGCTGTAGGATTAGGCGGCAACATCACGGCTACGGTCTTGAATGCTGAATATCAAATTACAGTATTGGGCGCTAATACGTACACAATCAGTGTTGGCGTAAATGCCAACGCTACAGACGTTTCAGGTTCTCCCGGCGGCGGCGCGTCCGTGGTTGCCGTATATCAAATTAACGTAGGCCCCGCAATCGTAGGCCCCCTTGTAGGTTGGGGTGGTGGCGCGTGGGGTGCTGGGGTATGGGGTACTGGAGGAACATCTCTCAGTGCCATTCGCCTGTGGAGTCAGTCTAACTTTGGGGAAGACCTTGTGTTTGCCCCTCGCGGTGGCGCTATCTATTATTGGGATGCTACAACGGGAGTTACATCTCGTGGTGTTGCGTTGTCTTCCCTTAACGGCGCATCTGCTGTACCTATAGTTCAAAACTTTATTTTTGTCTCTGACATCAACCGGTTTATCTTTGCGTTTGGGTGTAACGACCAAGGCTCTGCCGTGCAGAACCCTATGCTAATTCGCTGGTCTGCCCAAGAATCCGCAGTTGATTGGGCGGCTTCGGCTACCAACCAAGCAGGTAGCATTAGTTTCTCCCATGGCTCCGAACTGATCACATGCCTACAAACCCGCCAAGAAATTGTGGTGTGGTCTGACTCGGCTATCTACTCGATGCAGTACGTGGGTGCTCCGGCTATTTGGCAATCGCAACTGCTTGGCGATAACATTTCTATCCAGTCTCAAAACGCAGCCGCAACCGCTTCAGGTCTTGTGTTCTGGATGGGCGTAGATAAGTTTTATAAGTACGATGGTCGCGTACAAACCCTGCGCTGTGATCTGCGTCAATACATCTTTAGTGACATTAACACCACTCAAGCGGCACAAGTCTTCGCGGGTACAAGCGAAGGTTTCAATGAAATCTGGTGGTTCTACTGCTCTGCTAACAGTCAAGCAGTTAACAAATACGTTGTGTATAACTACAGCGAAGACATCTGGTATTACGGCACAATGGGCCGTACTGCGTGGCTAGATTCAGGCTTGCGGGACTACCCACTAGCGGCTACGTACTCTTACAACTTGGTCAATCATGAGCAAGGAAACGATGATGATGAAACGGGTACGCCGGTGGCTATTGCGGCCTCTATTGGTTCTTCTGAATTTGATATTGATGACGGCCATAATTTTGGTTTTGTCTGGCGCGTAATTCCTGACTTAACATTCCGCAACTCAACAGGTGATCTGACGCCGCAGTGCACTATGACACTGTTACCCATGCGTAACTCAGGCTCAGGGTTTAATAATCCACAGTCCGCCGCAGGGAGCAGCAGTGCATCAATCCAGCGTATTGCCACTGCGCCAATTGAAGAGTTTACGGGGCAAGTGTATATCCGCGTTCGTGGGCGTCAGTTGATCTTTAAGATTGAATCTAATCGCCTTGGCACCGCATGGCAGTTGGGCGCACCACGTATCGACATCCGCGCTGACGGCAGACGAGGTAACACATGATCGTTACTTCAGATTTCCAACTGTCCCGCGTTGCCGCGCCGAATCTGCCGCTTGCGCCGAGGGTGTACGACCCTGACTACCACGAACAGTTTAACAACATCCTGCGTTTGTATTTCAACCAGTTGGATAAGATTCTTCTGCAATTAGATACGTCTGGAGCAATTGATCCCGCCAACGTCAATTTTCCTAACGGGCTGTTCTTTAACACCGCAGACCAGACGCTTGCCGCTATAAACACAGGCTACCCAATTACGTTTAACCAAACTTACCTTAATAACTTTGTGGCCCTCCAAGCCGCCAGCACTTCTAAGATTGAGGTGGCTGTTGCCGGTGTATATAACTTTCAGTTGTCGGCTCAGTTAAAAAGCACCAACGCGTCAGCCAAAGATGTGCAAATTTGGATCAAGCGCGGCACAACAACAATTGGTTATTCGGGGCACAGATACACGGTTGAAGGCTCAGACAACCACATAAATGTTAACTGGAACTTTGACATTGACTTGGCGGCTACTGAGTACATTGAGATGTACTGGGGCGCAGACGATACAAACGTGACGATGGAGGCTATCCCTGCATCTGCTCCATATCCTGCTGTTGCTTCAGCAGTAATGGCAGTAAACTATGTTGCGCGGTTGCCTGACCCACGCCCAACTCCCCCATAAGGTTTAAACATGGCAGTAAGTAACGCAGACATTCTTGGGTGGTTAAACGCTAACCCCGGTGCAGATGACACGCTAATTGCGCAAACAATGCAAGAAGCGGGCGTTTCTCCTGCGCAAATGGCGGAAGCTACTGGGCTTAATTATGGTGACGTGTCTAGTAGGTATGAGGCTGCGTTAGGTATTGCATCGCTCCCCGCAGCCGCTGCACCCGTTACAAACACTACACAAACGACCGCCGCGCAATCGGTAGACGATTTTATTGCGTCCGCCCCCACGTCAACAATGACGGTTGAAGACTTGTACACAACCATTCTTGGTCGTCCATCTGATGCAGGTGGTAAAGAGTTTTGGCAAAACGCGTTTGGGGATACTGTAGACGAGTCAGAAAAGGCCAGCTTTTTGCAAGCTGCCCAAGCAGAACTTGATAATCGGTCTGTAGAAGAGCAAGCATTGCTAGCCCCTAAAATTGTGGATACGTCTGCTACCGGTGTAACTGATGCCGACATCCTTGGTTGGTTTGAAGCTAACCCCGGCGCAGACGATGCCACTATTGCTAGGGTAATGCAAGAAGCTGCGGTAACACCAGAACAATTAGCACGGGCTACTAATACAAACTTAGCCGACGTTCAATCTAGGTATGATGCGGCCCTTGCGAGTACAACCCAAACGCCAACAGTTGATCTGTCTAAAGCAGTCGACTTAAACAATGGCACGTTTCTTACCAATACCGGTGCAATTGTTGATTCTGAAGGTAGCGTAGTTAAAGACACCGGCTCCGCTGCTACGGCTACGTTAACCCAACAAATTCTTGGGCAAAACTTAACAGACAAATGGCAAGGTGAAGGGTTTGGCACTGCGCAAGCTAATGCTGCGGATATGGCTGGTATTTTGGCCAGCATTGGTATTACAGACATTAAGCAGTTTGGTGAGATTACAAAAACTATTCCGGGGTACTCATACGAGACTGAACAAGGTACAGTATACGTCCCCGAGCAGGTTGTTAAGACATTTGGTAACAAAGAAACAGGTCAAGAAGTTCCTAATACTTATAGCGAACGTCAAACCGGAAATGCTTGGGGCGGGACGTTTGCTGGCTCTGGTAACACAGGTTACCGCGTTCAGTTCGCCGCTGATGGCACGCCTATTTTCTACACCACAAAAGCGTCTTCCAACACCCTTGCGAACCTTATGCAAGACCTTGGCCCTATTGGTCAGATTGGTCTTGCCGTTGCTACAGGTGGCTTGTCTATACCCCAACAGATTGCGGCTAATTTGGCCTTAAACGTTTTAAGCGGTAAAGACCTTGGGGACGCAATTAAAGGCGCTGCAATCAGTTTTGCTGGTTCTCAAATTCCCGGCATGGACTTCATGCAGGATGGCGCTTCGTTTATTAAAGACCTTGGTCTGTCCCCTGAAATCACAAAGACGTTAACCAACTCTTTCCAAAACGCTGCGGTTTCTGCTGGCACTGCGTTACTTAGCGGCCAAGATGTTGGTGAAGCCATGTTAAGAGGCGCGGCTACTGGTGGGATTAACGGCGCGGTCAACTCACTTTTGGGCAACATAGAAGGGTTTGGAGACCTAACCGATGCCCAACAAAGAATGGTTACAAACGCCGTGACTGGTGTAGTCTCAGGTAAGCCATTGGATCAGATTGTTATTAACACTGCGATTGCCGCAGCCAATTCCGCTATTGCGGAAGCCAAAGGTACAAAGGGTGAAGGTACCGACACTACGGTTACAACAGACACTACAACAACGACAGACACAGTAACAGGTGCAACAGGTAACGATACTGTTGCTTCAAACCTTGCAACCAAAGATATTGTTTCGTCAGTTGGTGATGGCGCAACTACAACGGACACATTGAACCTTGGCGGTGCGGACGCGCTTGCAGGGACTCTTACAGACGCTAGTACGCTTATCGACACCGAGTTTGGTGATTTACAAGGCGCCCAAGATAGAAATACCGCAAACAATCAAGCGCTCACAAGAATTGCCAACACACCCAAATTTGATGACGCATTTGCACAAGCGCGCGACTTGCTTGGCCCCGGTAAGACGTTTACATGGCGCGGTAAAGAATACAGCACCGCTACAGCCACAGAACGCCCAGACCTAAGCACCAAATCTATTGATGCACTGAACGCAGCAAACTTAGCAACAACCACCGATGCGTCTAAAACAGTAGCCGCACAGACTGACACAGCCGCACGTGAAGTTGCCGCTACCGAGACGCTTACCAACGTTGCAAACTCTACCAAAGCAGCCGAACCAATAACTTACAGTGGCCCCAAAATTCTTGGCGTGCCAATTGGCACAGTAGACGATTCAATCCGCACTGTTAAACGCATGGGTGACGTTTTGATGGATACATCACGCGGTCTTGGTCAAGGCTTTGGAAACTTTGCAACTTTCTTTGGCGACCTCGGCAACATCATGACTACAACGGCTGACGATAAGGCCGGTACAACTTCGTCTCTCATCTCTAAAGACAACTTGTTAAGTACTGTTGGACGCGACGTGTCCAATTACTACAAAGGGTTGACTACGGAAGAAACTAAACAACAAACAAAAAACCTTATTAGCGATGTTAAGAACGCGCCGGATTACCTAAAACCATTTGTTGCAATTACGTCAGGCATTCAGAACATTGGCGGCCTGATTAACATGACTGCCGTAGAACTGGGCGAAGAAGGCCCTGCGTTTGCACTTGGGTTTGGTGCAGGTAGCGCGTTGTTAAAAAGCACGGCGGGAGCCGCCAAGAGTGCTGCGGCAGTGGCTAACGTGGCTGATATTGCGGAGGGGTCTACGAGTGGATTCCACAACGCCGGTAAGTTACTGGAAGGACGTACTGATTTAAACGACGCGCAGAAGTTTAATATTCAGATGCAGAGTGCCGCAACAAATGCAGCGGCTGTTGCGTTATTTTCCCCAATTGGTAACGCCGCTATTGCTCAGTCCGTCATCAAAGGCATTATGGCTCCGTCTGTGGCAAAGCAGATTGGTTCCGTAGCATCTGTAAACTACATGACCGAATATGGCGAGACGTTTACTCAAGTGCTTAACACGCGGTATGCCGTCAACGGCACCGTAACTGCAAAAGATATTAGCGACGCACAGGTCGACTCGGCTGTTTCTGCTTTGATTGGTTTTACAAGTTCGGGCACAATGTCCGGCGGCGCAAAAGTAATTGGCAGTGCGGATAACTCGTTTGTAGGTGCAACAGGCACGGACGCCGATGCTAAAGGCGTTTTAATTGTTCAGGATTCAGACGGCAAGATTGGTTTAGTTCAAAACAATGGCGCAGAAGTTGGTAGCGAGATTGAGGTTAACGCGGACAATCAGATTACTGATCGTGGGGAGTTAGTTAATCAGTTTGCGTTTACAGACGAGCAAGACGGAACCATAGACAAAGACTTGGATACCGAAGGGGAAGTCAAGACAGATGCAGAAACAGATGCAGAAGCCGACGCCAAGGCAGATGCGGGTGTGGAAGTTGAGACCAAGGCAGAACCTGAAATAGACACTAAGGCAGAACCCGAGCCTGAGCCAGAACCCGAGCCAGAACCCGAGCCTGAGCCAGAACCCGAGCCAGAACCAGAACCTGAGCCAGAACC